AAAGAATTACAAACGGCTCGAAACGAGTTAATTACTAAAAAATACATAATTTATAAAAAAGGTAGCAATCAGAATAAAGCCCCGAAGTATTCAATTATTAGTCTTTATGAAGAAAAAAACAGTATTTTGGGACAAGCAGAAGTAAGTGCAAAAGTATATGCAGAGGGCAATGCAGAAGTACAAGCAACAGCAAAGACCGAGGGCAACATTATTACTAAACTAAACTTATATTTTATATATATTATATATAATAAGGGCTCACAATTCAAAAACATTGTAGAAGCGGACAAAAAGGCTATTGTAGCAATATTGAAAAAACTGGAACTCTATATAGACGAGCCAACAATTTTAGAGTATATGACGGAAGAGCAATTGTTGGAATTAAAAATTCAATATTGGGTAATTAAAGAGCTGTATTTTAGTCCATACAAGATTTGTTTGAACTATTTAACTAGGCAAAGGTTTATGTTTAGATTTTTAAAAGCAAGAAAATATGTGCAAATACAAGACACATACAAATTCTTGAATTATTGCATTAAAAGTTTTCAAGAGGATTTATATGCAAATAAAAAAGAGGTGGAAGCTGATGATAAAAAACAGAATTAATGAGTTGATTTTGAGAGAAAAACCAGAAAAGCAAATAAAATATTCGGAAAGTGCCGGTATAGCAAGACATCTATCTAATACACCTAAAACCAAACTATATGAGTATTATGTATGCGACAATTGTGGGTGTGAAATTAAAGTAGAGAAAAAATGGGAAGATAAAAAAGGCGGTTTGCTAATGATACCAAAGACACTTTCAAAAAAGAATAAGACATTTTGTATAGCCGTATGCTCAAAATGTTTAAACAAAGTTCTAAAAGAATTTGAAGATGAAAAATATTAGGAGGATAAAAAGTTATGGCGTTTGATTTAGATGATGATGAATTAAAGGCAACTAGAAGAATGAAAAAGCTAGATAATATGTTGAGAGTAGGAGAATATGTAAGAACAACAGATGGAAGAATTGACAAAGTAAAAAATCCTAAATTCGATGATCCACATTACATAGAATGTGAAAAAGGGCTTATACAAGAAAAAACAGAAGAGGTAAATATATGAATATTGTAGAGCCAATTAGGAGCCAAGAAAAGGTAAAAGAGATTTATACATACTTAAAAGAAAAAAACGATAGAGATGCATTATTATTCCTTTTCGGTATATATACAGGACTAAGAATTTCAGATATCTTAAAGTTTAGAGTAAGAGATTGCTATAACAAATATTACGGAATAAGAGAAAAGAAAACTAAAAAACAAAAAACATATGATTGGAATCCGCATCTAAAAAAAGAGTTAGAAAAATATATAGCTGAAAAAGATCCAGATGAATTTTTATTTAAATCCCGTAAGGGGAAAAATCAAGCTATAACAAGAGAAAGAGCTTATACAATAATAAAAACTGCTTGTAATGATTGTGGAGTATATAATGTTGGGACACATACTTTACGAAAAACGTTTGGCTTGTTTTTATACGAACAATCGGAAAAAAATATAGGTATGCTTATGGATATATTTAACCATAGCAGTGAAAATATAACGTTAAGATATATAGGAATTACACAAGAAAAAAATAATAATGTTATGAAAAAAATGCGATATTTTTAAATAAAAGAATAATGAATGTAACATAAAATAACAACGTTATATTCAAAAGATGAGAGACAGCAAATTATATATACAAATATAGATTGGTAAAATTCGCGAAAGTAACAGAATATAAGATATGTTATATTGGAGGCATAAAATTGTGTGGCTTTAATGAAATTTTTAGGAGGTTATATGGAAAAGATAGAAATAAACGAGTATGTTAGAACAAAAGGCGGGAAAATTGGAATATTTAAAGGTTATAACAATAATAGAAAAAGTCAATGGGCATGCAAAGTAGAACTCCAAAATATGAAATTATGGAAATATTATGAGGAAGAAAATATAGTTAAGCATAGCAAACAATTGATTGAATTAATAGAGAATAAAGACATATTAAAGCTTAAAGCTAGTGATAGTAAAGAAGTATTTTTTATAGGAGTAGATGAGGACACATCAGATGTAAAATATGAAGAAATAATAACAGAGATAAAAAACGGTGAAAATGAATTGTTAGGAATATTAACAAGTCAACAGTTCAAGGCTGATTACTATAAAATAGGAGGAGAAGATGAGTGTTAAGGGAAAAGTAAAAAGATTAAATAAAGAAATAAAAGACTTGAAAGAAGAATTGCAAACATATCAGTTATCTAATGATAGATTAAAAAATAAAACTGATAGACTAAAAGTAGAATTGGAAGAACAAAAAGCAGATAAACAATATACAGGACAGTTAGAAAATATAGTTAAATTTGCATTAACTAATCATATAGGAAATTTAAGAGGTGGAATGCAAATAGACAGATACGGAATAGATAAAATGCAAGATTTAAGATTAAGTATAGATTATGAACCAATGCTTCACAGTTATGTAATTAAAGTAAGTTATTAGGAGGAGAATAGATATGAAAAATTTTTTAAAAATATGTACCTTAATAGTAATATTCTTAGGAGCATTATTACGGAATATTTAGGGGATATTTAAATAATCAAGAAATAGAAATAACAATAGCTGATAAATATATAAAAAGAAGTGGAAATAGCGATATTTATTTAATAATAGATACAAATAAAAATGCATATAAGATAACAGATTTATTTTTTAAATTTAAATTTAATTCAACAGATATATATAATAACTTAGAAAAAGGGAAAACATATAAGGTTAAAGTAAGTGGATTTCGAATAAAACTTTTATCTGAATATCCAAATATAAATGAAAAAAGTAATAATAAGTTTAATAATTATAGTTTTAATAATATTAGTTGGTTGGATATTAAAAGATATAACAACACCAACAAGTAGTGCATCAGAAGACGATGGAGACAGATTCATAGTAATTGAAAATAAAAGTATTTATCAAATAGTATATGATAGAGAAACAAAAGTACAATATGCAATAAGTCGTGGAGATTACAATCAAGGAACATTTACTCTTTTAGTAGATGCAGATGGAAAACCATTATTGTATGAAGGAGAATAATGATATGAGTAATTAAGAATTAGCTGTTTTTAATATAAACGACTGGGAAAAATGTATAAGTATTATAGATAAGTATTGGAATCAAGACTATGGCACTTTTATTGTTGAAAGAGAAGATGATTCTATTATGTTAATCTTGATTACTGGTGGCTGGAGTGAAAATGAGGAAATAATAAACATTATATCTAATACAATGTTCTGGCTCTTATGGTGGCAAGAAAGTAAAAGAGGTGGATATTATAGGCTTGAAATAGTAAATAAAATTAAATATGAGAGGAGTGAATAATTATGGACGAAAAATCTAAATTATATTTTAGAAAAAGAGAAAATTGGTTTAAAGAATTGTTATATAAAATTAAAATATTAAAACCTAAATATAAAGAATTAGGAAAGATAATAGAAAAAAAGGATAGAGAGGAGTAAAACATAATGAAAGAAAAAACATGTGTATTTTATAATACTGATGATAAACATTTTAGATTGAAACTACATGAACAATATATTGGTATAATATTGGTATAAAATTGTTACAAGCAATAAATAAAAAATGTCAAGAATTGGGGTGGATATAATGATGACACCAGGGGATATAGATAAATTACAAAAAGAATGTGATTTTGAATATATGAAAGAAAATAGTATAGAAGAAGATATCAAGAAGGCAGAAGAATTAATAAAAAAATGTGATAAATGCAAACTGACAGAATGCATAAATTGTGAAATAAGTTGGACAGAGATTGCATCTATAAGAAGGATTATAGATAATTATAGAAACATATTAAAAGAGAATGAAGAATGGCAAAAAACATATCAAGAAGAAAAAGACAAACAATTTGAGATAATAAGAAAAAATCAAGAATTAGAAAAAAGATGGGATAATGATACACATAAATTGCAAAATGATTTAGATATTGCAAATGCTAAAATAGTAGAATTGCAAAAAGAGTTAAATCAAGAAAACAAAAAGTGTATGATGTTAGCAATAGAAAAACAAGATTATTTTGAAAAATATAGATATCATTTACAACAAAATGAGAGCTTAACAAAAGAATTTAGCAATGTTATTCCAGTTCAAAAAGTAAAAAACAAGATAGAAGAGATAGGCGAAAATATAAAATATGAAGAAAATGAAAAGGTAGTAATATATCTGCATAAACAAAAGAATATTTTACAAAAGTTGCTAGAAAGCGAGGAGTGAGTTATGAACGAGGAAGAAAAGAAAGTAGTTGGAGATTATAAAAGTAAATTAGATTTATACAAATATGAGAAAAAAATTGGCTTAGGTAGAATCAACATAGATGAAAAAATATATGAAATGGAAGTAATTATAAATGTGATTGAAAGATTACAAAAAGAGAATGAAGAATACTCAAAACAATTAGATTTAGACTATGTAGATAAGAATTATATTTCAAAGAAAAAAATAGAAGATACAATAGAAGAATTGAAAGGTAAATTAGAAGATATATCCAAACGAAGAGAAAAATCAAAAACTAAAGAAGAAGAAACTGTGTTATGGTGTTTAGAAATTAGAACTGACGAAAGAATAAAAACATTACAAGAATTATTATAAATTACAAAACAAACAAAAACAGTAAAGTTTATATAAAAAATTGAGTAAAGTTCTCAAAAACAAGTACAAAATGCATTGAATTTGAAAAAGAAAGAGGAAAACATATGAAGATACCAAGAGTAGTAATAAAGAATAAACAAGAATATGAGTTTGTAAAAAGAAACAATACAACAACGTTTCTATATAAAAATAAGAAATATGGATTCAAAGAAACATTTACATTGTATCAATTGGGAGTTATTAAAGAGGAGGTTAGTCCGGATAAGAAGAGCGTGCATCCAGAAAATGTAAAGATATAAATATAGGAGGTACAAATGAAACTTAGTAAAGAAGAATACAAAGAAGCAAAAGGGTGCTTAAAGAGATATAATTACAATCAAATTAAGTTGATGAATATAAGAGATGATATAATGAGTTTATGTGCAGTAGATGTAGATGGAATGCCAAAAGCTCCATACTCAACATCAGATAGAGTATTAGACAGTGTTATTAAGCTACAAGAAGATTCAAATATTAAGGAAGCATCAAAAGAAATAAAGATTGTGAATCAAGCAATAGAGCTAATCAGCAAGAATGCAAAATACATATTTAAACATCAATATCAACTAGGACAAGATAAGTGGGACATCATAAATGAAGGTATGTCAGAAGGAACATATAAGCGTAGACATAGCGAGCTTGTGTATGCAGTACATAAAGAAATAAAAAAAGTGAGCCAAAAGTGAGACAAAAATGAGACTTTTTTGTCAAAAAAACGTGTTATAATTGTATCGTGGATAGATAGGTAAGACTATATAAACAGAAAAGGGCTAACAAAAAGTTGGCTCTTTCGACGTATTTCGACAACATTTGCAAAATAGATCATATATAATATCTTTGAGAAGGAGGTGTTATATATGACGTACGACATTACAACAGTTGAAAATGCAAAAAAGACTTTAAAAAATATAAGAAAAAGATGGCCCAATACTAAATTAGAGGAAATTGACTATTCAGATTTTGACTTCGTTTTAGAACACATAACTAGCAATATGGACGAATGTAAAGATATAAAATTATATGGATTAAAGACGCTAAAAGAATTGATAGAAGAAAATAATAGCATTATAGATTTTGGCATTAAAGGAAGCACTAAGAGTCAAGAAGAGATAAAGAAATGTATTGAACATTGTAAGAAATATGATAATAAAATAAGTACTTTTTTTTCATATGAAGATGGGAAATATCAATATAAAGATAATTTGACTAAGGGGCCAGAAATATTCAATCAAAGTAAATTACCGTTAAGCTGTGCTGCAAGACAAGAGTGGGAGAAAAGATCAAAGGCTTTTAAAATAACTATTATTGCAAAATATAATGAAATAAATTTCTTAACTGGCGGAGAAAAGACTGTGAGCGAAAAATTGGCTGAAAATTTAGAATACAAGAGTAAAAACAAAAAGATAAATGAATTTACAGCAGAATTAAAAAACGGAATAGAGCCCAATAGATTTACTATAGAAGAAATAAAATGATAATGAAAGAGCTTATCAAAAGATAAGCTTTATTATTTTGCAAGAAAGAAGGTGAAATTATGGGAAGTAAAAAATTTATTGAAAAATGCAAAGAAATAGTAAAACAGTATGCAATAGAGCATTTAGATAAAAGCGATAATATACCTGAATTTGAAGTATTTGATGTTTGGTATTGTAAAACATTACAAAATCATAAAGCGTTGTTAAGTACAACATTGTTTGACGGTATGTATTACGAACTAACATATAACGGAGACAAAAAAGAATTATACTTTGACGCATATAAAAAATTTGAAAATAAATGTATCAAGTTAGAGGAGGAAAATTAAATGGATTTTGGTAAAGCAATACAATTATTAAAAGCAGGCCAAAGAGTGCAAAGACAAGGCTGGAATGGAAAGAATCAATATATAGAATTAGCAACCAGTATCAGCTATAAAAACGCTAATAATGAAATAGTAAATGCAGAGCATGATGCAATAGGAAATAAAGCAATAGCATTTGTAGGAACGTCAGGTACTCAATTAGGCTGGCTAGCAAGTCAAGCTGATATGTTGGCAGAAGATTGGAAAATAGTTGAAAATTAGTTATTAACGGATACTAGATAAATTAATATAAATAATTCCAAAATCCTTATTTATCCTTTGGTAATTCATATAAAATGTAAGGCGATTCTAGTTTAAGCTTTACCCTTTTGTGCATTAGGAAATATAAATAGAAATGTACTAAGCTTTTAAGGTAGTAGGCTAAAATGTACTACCTTATATAGTAAGCAGTGATATAACATAAAATGCGAGTTAATAGAGAGTAAAGATGTTAGACATTTCTGAATATTAATAAGTATATATTTTATAATTATATCATTGCTTAGTGTGTGTAAAAATACGAATGAGGAGTTGCTGTAATTTGGTTAATTACAACAGATAGTCAAGTTATGAAAGAAAAGTTTAATTTTTTTAATTGTATGAAATATAGATGTGAACAATGCAAATATAACAGTAGATGTGAAAAAGAAGAAATAAACTATGAAAAAATACATAACAAAGTGGCAAATATAAAAGCAAATAGTGTAAATAAAAAGTAGGTGTTTAATGTGCAGTTTTATAATGAGAATATTGGAGAAGAAAAACTAAAACAAGAATATTTACAAGCTAATTCTAGATGTAAATATAAGACACCAGATGAGTTGCAAGCTAGAGTAGAAGAATATTTTGGTATGGCTTTTCAAGAACATAGGCCATATACCATATCTGGACTAGCCATATATTTAGGATTGTCTACCGAAACATTAAGAAGATACGAAAAATTATATGGTGATACTGAATATGCAGAAATAATCAAGGTTGCCAAACAACGAGTTGAAGAATACGCAGAAAAATCTTTATATGATTCAGGAAAAACATCTGGAGCTAAATTTGTTTTAGAGAATAATTTTGGGTGGTCTAGTAAGCAAGACGTAAACTTATCTGGGGAGATAACTGAAAAGGTTGTAAAATTAGAAGATGTATTATGATTAAGATAACAGCTGATTTTTTAATAGATAGAAGAAAGATTCAATGGGATACCCATCATGACATAAAAAAAGATGATAGGTTTGTTTTAGGCGTTGCTTATGAATTGACACATAATGAAACTTTAAGGGAAGAGATAATTGATAACCCAGAAAAATTAATAGAACTATGTTTTACTGTTGTTGATAAGGAAAAGAAGGTAGTTCCTTTTTTTCTGAATGAAGTTCAACATGAGTTTATAAATATTCTGAATAAGGCCATAGAAGATTACGAGCAAGGGTTGATTACATCAATATCATTGCTAGTATTAAAGGGAAGACAACAAGGTTTTACAACATTAATAACTGCGTATCAACTAGCAGCTACTATAACGAGACATAATTTTGAAGGTTTAACACTAGCTGACAAGAGTAGTAATACAGAGGCTATTTTTCAAAATAAGGCTAAATTTATATATAATAGATTACCAGAAATGATTAAGCCCACTGAAAAATATAACTCAAAGAGACAGTTATTGTTTGAAAAATTAAATAGTAGTTGGAGTGTTGACACTGCAACTAAAGAAGTTGGTCGTTCAAGGACAATCAACTTCTTTCATGGCTCTGAATGTGCGTTTTGGAAAGATGGAATATCAAGGATACAAGCGTCTTTAGGAGAAACATTTACACAAAATGCAATAAAAATATATGAAACTACTGCAAATGGTTTCAATGATTATAGAGAAATGTGGAAATCAGGACAGCATATAAATTGTTTCTTTGAATGGTGGAAAACAAGAGAATACAGATTGAACTTTGAAACCAAAAATATGAGGACTAAGTTCTTAAATGATATTGATAGAAAGAAAGGTATATGGATATATGACAGGTTAAGATGGCTAAGAGATGAAAAAGTATTAGATGAAAATCAATTATACTGGTACTATAAAAAATATCAAGGGTATATAGATAAAGAAGTAATTAAACAAGAGTATCCTTGTACGCCAGATGAAGCTTTTATTGCTTCTGGAAAATGTTATTTTAACACAGAAACAGTAATAAAACGAATTGATCAGTTAGAACACCAAGAAAACAATGGAATACTAGATGTAGGATATTTTAAATATGACTTGGTTGTAAAGAATAACAAAAAGAAAATTATAAATATCCGATGGATTAGTGATAAAGGTGGATTTATAAAGATATATAAGAAACCTAATAAAGGTGTTCCATATGTACTAGGTGGAGATACTGCAGGAGACGGTTCAGATAATTTTACTGGTGTTGTAATAGATAACACTAATGGAAAGACTGTAGCGGTATTGAAACATGAAAAAGACGAAACATTTTATACAAGGCAAATGTATTGTTTAGGAATTTACTATAATACTGCATTAATAGGAATAGAAACTAATTTTAGTACGTATCCGAATAAAGTATTAGAGGAAGAATATGAATATCCTAATTTATATGTAAGAGAAAAAGAAGATGATTATACAGGCAAATTAGAGAAAAGGTATGGATTTAGAACTGATAAAAATACAAGACCGCTAATACTTGCAGAATTGCAAAGAATAATAAATGAAGAGCCAGAGTCGATAACAGATATTGAAATATTTAAAGAGGCTCTTACATTTGTTAAGAATGAAAAAGGCAGACCAGAAGCACAAGAAGGTAGCCATGATGATTTAGTTATGGGAACAGCTATTACATATTACATAAGGGATCAACAAAAAACAAGGGTAGAAAATACTCAAAGTGTAGTGAATGAAAATGTATTTTATAGTTTTGACAATGATAAGAAGTTTAAAGAAGATTATGGAGAGACTATAGAAGTTATATAAAATGAAGAAGGAGAACGCCAATGGAAGTGTTGTTAGTGTTAGTTAATGGCTTTTTTATGCTGTTAGCTTTTTATTTAGGAAAACATGATAAAGAAGATTTAAATCCAATAAGATACATAGAAAATGTGCAAGATAAAGTAGAAGAACACAAAGAAAAAGTTATAGAAAGAGAATATAAAAAAGAACAGGAAGCTCAAGAAAAAGCAGAAATATATAACATAGACCACTATGATGGGACAAGCATAGGACAAAAAGATATTTGGTATTAAAGGAGTAAGTTATGGATTTAAAGGAATTGAAGGAAACGGAAGTATGGCAGCTATACCAAAGAGGCAAGTCGTATCTATATATGATGAATGTATGTTCTGATACGGATAAAAATCATAGAATGTATAATGGTAATCAATGGGAAGGTCTTAAAATAAAGAGTATAGAGCCAGTACAACTTAATTTTATAAAACCAGTGGTTAAATATAAGGTTGCTGTAATTAATCAAAACTTATGGGGGATTGTATATAATCCAGATAATTTTGAAGAGGATTTTAGAGACACAGCAAGCCAACTATGTAAGTTACTAAACTTAAAGGCAGCTAACATATGGGAAAAGGATAGAATGGATATCAAAATAAGAAAGATATCTAAAGAGGCTGCAATAAATGATGAAGCTCCAATGTATTTGAGATATGATAATGATAAAAAAATGCCAATATCCGAAAAAATAAGCAAAAATGATATTTACTATGGAGATGAGAATAATAGTGAGATTCAAACTCAGCCATATATTTTAATTAGACAAAGAAAGTCTGTAATTGAAGCGAGAAATCTTGCAGCATCAGAAGGTGTACCAAAAGAAGAGCTAGAAAAAATAATTGGAGATAACCAAACTTGGGAAGAAGCTGGAGATCAAGCTAAGTATGAAGTTGATGACAAGGTTACAATTATAACTAAGTTTTATAAGAATAATGGCAAAGTATATTATACTATGGCGACAAGGTATTTAGATATTATAAAAGACGAAAATAGTGGTTTAACGAGATATCCTATTGCCCATATGCTATGGGAAGATAAAGAAGGCTCGGCTAGAGGAGAAGGAGAAGTTAGAAATTTAATTGCAAATCAGATAGAAGTTAATAAAACTCTAATGAGAAGAGCCTTGGTGGCAAAACAGACCGCATATCCTCAAAAAATTGTTAATGTTGATGCAATAGAGAACCCTAGTGCTGTTGATACCGTTGGAGGAACTATTAAAGTAAAAGGAAAACAAGTTGAAGACGTAAAGAAAATGTTTGCCATCACACAACCTATGCAAATGAGTTCAGATGTCGAGTTATTACAAAATGATTTAATAAAAACAACAAGGGAACTTGCAGGTGCTGGAGATATTACAACTGGGGCAGTAAATCCAGAAACTGCATCTGGTAAAGCAATACTAGCAGTTCAGAATGCATCACAGCAACCTCTTGTTGAACAAATGGCTTCATTAAAAGACTTTATAGAACAAATAGCATTAATTTGGCTTGATATGATTATTACATACAACCCTAATGGATTGATATTACAGGATAAAAGTATAAATCAGATAACTGGAGAAGAAACTATAACTCCTATAAAAGTAAATGAAGAAGCACTAACAAAACTAAAGGCTTCAGTTAAAATTGATATAACTCCAATTTCGGCATATGATAAATATGCACAAGAGCTTAGCATGGAAAATCTGCTTAAGGGTGGTTGGTTTAGTCCACAAAAAATAGGTCAATTAGAAACTTATGTTGAGGCATTACCAGACAATAGTACAATGCCGAAACAACAATTACTAGAACTGATAAAGAAAGTAAAGGCAAAACAAGAATATATAGCACAAATACAGGCACAAATGCAGATGCAGACTCAAAGAGCAAATCAATTTTTGCAAAATGATCCAGATGCACAAGCTTCGCAGATGGCAGAGGCACAACAAAGAATTGATAGTCAATATAATTCAAATTAAGTTTCTCAATAATTTAGTAAAGTTATTAAAGGCACACACATATGTGTCTATTTTTTATGCCCAAAACTGCTGAATGGCTTAAAAGGAATGTAGGAATTAACAGTCGACAGACTTTAAATGGAGAAAAAAATGGGAAATGAAGAAGAAAACAACTTAAACGTTGTAAATCAAAATGAGGTAGCACCAACTACTGATGAAAATACTGTTACACAAACAGCAGAAGAAAATGTGGAAGGAGCTAACATTGCCACTAATGCAGATAATACGAATGTTAGTGAATTTGCTAATAAAGAAACTGCAAAGGAAAAAATGTTTACACAAGAGCAAGTCAACAAAATAGTACAAGAAAGAGTTAGACGTGCAAAAAATGATGATGAGGCTAAATACAGAGAATTACAAAATGTTTTAAATGCTGGTTTAGGAACTAATTCTGTTGAAGAATCAACGGAAAAATTAAAGCAGTTTTATAAAGAACAAGGAGTAAATATTCCAGAATTGCCTCAATACGATGAGCGAGATGTGGAAACGTTGGCTAAGTCAGACGCATCTAGAATTATAGATTGTGGATATGACGAAATAGTCGATGTTGTTGATCAGCTTGCTTCAAAAGGTGTAGATAAAATGACTACACGTGAAAAATACTTATTTAGAGAATTAGCAAATGAAAGAAAAAATCAAGAAGCTATTAAAGAGCTAAAAAGTATAGGAGTTGGAGATGAAATTTTAACTGATAGCGATTTTAAAGATTTTGCTAACAAGTTTGATCCATCTAGGACAACGACAAAAGAAATATATGAAATGTATAAGAAAATGCTTCCACCAAAAGAAGCACCAAAACCAATAGCGTCAATGAAAAACAGTGATAGTTCGGCAGATGTAATTAAAGACTTTTACACCAAAGATGAGGCCTCTAAGTTTACTAGAGCCGATTTTGATAAAAATCCAAAATTATTTAAAGCTGTATGTGATTCAATGTCTCGTTGGTAATTTTTTATTTAGGAGGAATTATAAATGTCAGTAGTAAACTTTATTCAAACTATATGGTCAAAGAAAATTCAAGATGACCTAGAATTAAAACTAAAATTAATAAAAAACTGTACAAGAGAGTACGAAGGGGATTGCAAATATGCCCAAACTGTTAAAATCTTAGGAGTGGGAGATCCAACTGTAAGTGGATATCAAGGTGTAGTTGACTATGAAGATATGTCAGATTCAAGTCAATTATTAACAATAGCATTTGCTGAATATTTCTCTTTTGCTGTAAAAGATATTGACAAAGCTCAATCTGTACCAGGATTACCAGAAAAATATCAGCAAAAAGCTACATCAAAGTTAGCTCAAAGAAGAGAAATAAATCTTGGAAGATTAGTTGCTGGAAAATGTATAACAACTATAAGTGAGGCTTCTGCTACATACGCAAAAACACAAGACACAGATATAAAAACTTTTAAAGATTATTTCGTACAAAAAAATATAAATGGAAAAACGATATATCAAAGAGTTGCAAAACCGGTTAAAGCGGATATAGCAAACTACTATGAAATAACAAAGGCTACTTATGAAAATGGAGCCAAAAATATAACAACTGCTGCAGCTAAAACGCAAACAGGAGTTAAAACAGCAATTGATGATGCAATAGTTGCATTAAGACAAAGAAACTTTGATGTTGGAGGAGTTATAGAAATAGATCCAGCAACATATTCAACATTTAAGAATAACTTAGTTGAACTATCTACAAATAACCCAGAATTAATAAGAAAAGGTATTGTAGGTATGTATGATAACTTTGAAGTTGTAATGTCAAACGCAATATACAATGACGGGGCTAACAGATTCTGTATTGTCAGAAGTAAAACCGCTATTGCGTTTGCTGGACAAATTAATGAGGTTGAAAGTCTAAGACTACAAAATGCATTCTCAGATGGTATCAGAGGTTTAGATACTTATGGAATGAAGATTATAGCACAAGACGAATTACAATGTGTTAAGATTCCTGCGTAGAAAAATAAGTAAAAAAGGGCTAAATTGGCCCTTTTATATATGTCTATAATAGTTATATGTAGTGCAATTCTACAAATAGACGGAAAGAGAGAAAAAAGAATGAAGAAGTATTATGTAGAAAAACCAGAGCTGAAACCTTATGAAGGGATAATTATAAATAAAAATACAAAGCTAGAGTATAAAAATGATATGGTAGAGCAAAAGCTAGAAAACTTAAAATTTGTTTCTAAGTTTGTAAAAGATACTAAAAGATACAAAACAACGAGTATAGTGGAAATAAATCTTGAAGAAGGCGAAGTGCTTCTTTTAGAGGAAGAAGGAAGAGGATATTTCTTACCAGCAGATAGTACTCCGGTAGAAGAAATTGATGAAGTAATAAATGATTATAAATCATTAAAAGAGGCATTAACTGGCAAGGAGGAATAGTTATGACACTCGGGGATTTTAAGCAAAGAGTATTAAGACTTATTGAAGAAATTGACGTTGATAAAAAGGAACTAACTGATGATCCAGATATATCAAATAAATTTAATACAGTAACTAACCAGTTAATGTTTGAATTGTTCAGATATAAAGGAATTATTGTAAAAGATACTGTAAATGTTACTGAAAATGAAGAATTTATATTGAATGAGGAGTATTCGGATTTTTATCAATTAAAGATAATAAAAGGTGTTGAATATAATATTGATGACAATATAGTAACTTTTTTGGAAGATGGTAAAGCGACTATATATTATTATAAGTATCCAAAATCTATCACAAAAGATACAGAGGATACTTATAAGTTTGAATTAGCAACAGAAGTATTAGAATGTATGGTTTATGGTGTTGCTGCAGATATATTAAAAAGTGATGTATCAAGTAACTATGGACAAGTATATGCACAAAGATACTCTGAATTAAAACAAATGCTTGATCCAAGACAGTCACAGGGAAGCGTATATATAGATGGAGGAATCTAATGTCGATAGAAAGTGGAGACTTAATAACAAGAATATATAGTAATTTTAGAGGAGTAGACTTTTCAAATCACGAGGTTAGTCAATATAGGAGTCCAGATTCTAAGAATATATGGAAAAATTATAAAAAACTAGGAAAATGTATAGAAAGTAGACCAGATATAGAATTGTTTAGAAGCTTTAATAATACTATATTTGGATTGTTTTTTTATACTGTTAATACTGTAGAACATATGATTATTCATTGTGGCACTAGCTTGTATGATTATAATATGAATACAAAGGAACAGAAAACAATAAAAGCTACTGGAATGAATCCGAAGAGAAGCCAAAGTTTTATATACAATAATATTTTGTATATAAAAGATGGGATAAATTACCTTGAGTACAATGGAGAAGAATGTAAGACAGTAGAAGGATACATTCCAACAACTTCAATTTCAAGAAAACCAGAAGGTGGAGGAACACAATACCAAGATATAAATCTACTTACAGGTTATAGAAAAAATACATTCTGTGCAGATGGAACGAGCAAAGAGTATTATTTGGATACAACTGAAATTGAAACCGGAAAAACTAGATGCTGGATAGATGGAGTAGAAACAAAAGCCTTTACAGTAAATACATTGAAAGGCTGTATTACATTTACAACTGCACCTAATGAGCCTAATACAGACGGACAAGACAATGTAATAATACAGTTCTGTAAAACTATACCGGGATATAGAGAAAGAATTACTAAATGTACAATATTAGAGCCTTTTGATAACCGTGTATTCTTTGCGGGAAATCAAGATTATCCAAATACATTGTTTCACAGTTCACTTGAAAACCCTCGTTATGTATCTGATACAGATTATTATGAAGAAGGATTAGACAGTGCTAATATTAGAGCGTTGGTAGCTGGAAATAATGCTTTATGGGTATTTAAAGAGCCTTCACAAGCTAATACTACAGTCTTTTATCATACGCCAGCAACATATGATACTGGTAAAGCATATCCAAGTACCCATTCGAGTATATCAACAGGTTGCGTGGCAACAGGGCTCAATTTTAATGATGATATTGTTCTTTTTTCAGATAGAGGAATGGAAGGAATAAGTAGTGATGTAACAACAGAACAGGTTCTACAACATCGTTCTTCATTAGTAGATAGTAAACTATTACAAGAAGAGAATTATAAAAACTTAATCGTACAAGAATATGATGGGTATCTGTTAGTAATAGTTGATGACCATATATATTTAGCTAATTCAAGGGATAAGTTTACGCTAGATAATCATGTAGAATATGAATGGTTTTATTGGGAGTTAAATAAAATAATTACTTATGCTACTGTGAAAAATGGAATTTTATATTTGTGTAGTGATGATGGTATATATACATTAACTAAAGTAAATACAAGTATAGAAGCATATTGGTGTACTTGTCAGGACTCTTTTGATACAGAGCAATATCAAAAAATAACTAATAAGAAAGGCTGTGTACTAAATATAGATGGAGACGAAATTTCGCTATATGTACGAACAGATAATAATGAATTTGAAAAAATAGAGGATTATAAAAATACAAAAGGATATATAATACCAAGAATTAAACAGAAAAAATGGAAAGAAATACAGTTTAAATTTATGAGTAATGTACCATTCAGCATTTATGATTTTACAATACAAAGTTATATTGGAAGTTTTGTAAAAAGATAGGAGATAAAAATGGCAGAAGATTATATAAAAACGGCAGAAGATTATGTGAATAATTATACAAAGAATCCAGGACTATTGAGTGATGTAAACTATAATGATTCTAGGTTGACTGATATAAAAAATGAGCAACAGCAAAAAGAAAATGAGTTAGCAAATGATTATAATCAAATGATTAATAGTTCTGATAAATTTTATCAAGACCAAATTCAAGCTTCAAAAGATTATGCAAAACAACAAGAAGATTTACAAAATAAAAAGACTCAACAAACTATTGATGTAATAAATCAAAATAAGGATAAAACACAAAAGGATTATATAAAAGAACAAAAAGGTGCATATGCAGATTATAAAAAGCAAATAGATCCATATAGTGTAAATGCTGAAAACTTAGCTTCAAATGGTCTTTCAAATAGTGGATATAGTGAAACAGCTAAAGTAAGCATGTATAACACGTATCAAAATAGAGTCGCTACAGCAAGAGAAACATTAAATTCAGCTATATTAAATTATGACAATGCAATTAAAGAAGCACAGTTAACTAATAATACAACACTTGCAGAGATTGCAGCTAATGCTCTAAAAAATCAACAAGAATTAGCTCTGCAAGGTTTTCAATATAAAAACACATTAATTCAAACCAAACAACAGCAATTACAAGAATTAGGTGTTAGATATGATAATAAGTATCAAAATACATTATCACAGATAAATAGTGAGCTATCTTCAAAACGTGAATTATTTAATACATTAGCAAGTTTGTTAACACAGAGAAAACAATTAGAGGAAAATATAAGACAGGCTAATGCAGAAATGCAATATAAACGTCAACAATTAGCATATCAAAAAGAGAGAGACAGAATTTCGGATGCACAATGGCAAAAAGAGTATAATGCTAAATATGCATATATGCTACAAAATTCATCGAATACTGTATCTAAAGGAAGTACAAAAGAGCAGGTGCCAACCTCTGCTGAGGAGGTATTAAAGAAAATGACTGTACTTCAAGGACCAGGACTAAAAAATAATATTAAAGATGGATATAGTGGGAAAACATTCAATTCGCCAGAAGCTTTATTAGCTTATTATGGATATGGTATAAAATAGGAGGCTAAAATGGCTTTTTTTAAATTAAGTGATTTATCGGAGAAAGAAAAGAAAAAATATTTACAATCAATAGAAGACCAGGTAAATGAAAGATTAAATTCTAGGAATAGCCTCGAGAAAGAGGCAAATGACAATTTTAATAATATATTTAACTCTAAGTACGGACAAAACAATAATATAAATGTTGGTAATACAAATGATTGGGCTACTTCTAAAATAAAAGAAAAAAATTCAGCAGATAATTTACTAGCACCAGTAGAAACAAAAATTAATGAGGATTTGTATAAAAATGATTTAAAGAACTCAGCTCAACAGTACTATGATAATAGTAATATATCTTATAAAAACAAAAACATATTTGAAGACATCTTAGGTATAGGAGAAAACCTTGTAAGAGGTGCATCAAGTGGACTAAAACAGACAATGAACTATGCTACAGCTGTAAATAAGGGATATAAAGGATATAATGATATTACGAATAAATTGGCTAGAGCTAAATACTTATCAACTCCGATACAAGATAGAAAAGAAGAAGATTTAAATAAGAATTTCATAGAAGAAGCAGTGAATAATAGCATTCAAAAAGACAATGAAGCTGTGTCAAAAAACATAAATTCTATGAGTGGAAAAGTAACTCAAAAGTTATCAGAATTAGCACCTTCTATTGGTCAAATGGGAGTAGGAGCTGTTTTAAGTAGTGTAAACCCAGCATTAGGAACAGGATATTTTTATTCTAGTGCAGCAGGTGGGTATTTAGATGATGCAAAATCAAGAGGAATGAATGAAAAACAAGCACTAGTGTATTCATCTGTGCTAGGAGGATTAGAAGCTGCAACCGAAGAAGTAGGAATTAGAAACTTTGAAAAAGCTGGAGCAGGAGTCAAGGCTTTGTTATCTGGTGCTGGAAAAGAAGGTGCAAAAACTGCTGTTGAAAATATAGCTAAGAAAGAAATTGCAACTTCAGTAAAAGATGTATTAAAAAATTATGGAATAGGTATTGCTGATAACTTCATTCAAGAAGCAATTATGGATCCACTGCAAGAGATTTCTGCAACTGCTGTGGCTGGAAAAGAAAAAGCCGATTGGTCAGGCATGGGACAAAAAATGTTGCAAGATGGAATTAATGGTGGACTGGTTGCTGCTATAGTTGGAGGAGCAAATTTAGGAATAAATTCTTGTACTGGAATTGTTGACAAAAATAATAATGGTCAAAATGTTTCACAGACAGAATATAAACAAGCACTTCAAGATGCACAAGGAGCGGGAATAGATATACAACAGAATATAAAAGATAAAATAAATGAACAAATTAATAATTTGAACAATCAAGAAGGTAAGGCAAACACAGAGAATATTTTAAATAGAGAGTCTGTACAAGATATAGCCAATAATAGTCAATTGCAACAGAATAATAATACAAATAAAACAGTAGTAAAAGACTTTAATGAAAGTGCCAAAAGATATAATATAGATTATAACAATGAGGATTTAAAAGAAATAAATCAAATGTATAATAAAAGAGGAATAACAACATACTTTGATGAGAATACTTTTAAAAATAATAAAGATGTATTTTCAATATGGAAACCTACATATGACGAAAATGGAAATATATCTGGCAGAGAAGTTGTATTTAATCCTAATTCACAAGATACAAAAACAAGAGTACAAGAACTTGCAATTCATGAGCTAGGCCATGATTTAGAGTTAAATGAAGTACAAAATATGATACTAAAAGATGCAAGTAGAAAAGAAAATTGGAAGAATGCAAGGAAATCTTTAGAAGATACATATAAACAAGCGTATGAAAACGATGGAATACAAATATCAAAAGAGGACTTTAATAAAATTGTTGATGAAGAAGCAACAATGAGTATTTTGCAAAGAGAACTTGGAAGTCAGGAATATGTAAATAGACTTGTAAACCAAAATCAATCTATTGCTAAGAAAATATATAACTGGGTAATAGATAAATTAAATAAGTTTACTGGCGGAAAAAATGAAAAGATATTTTGGACTGATATAAGAAATAAGTTTGAAACAGCATATAATCAAGAGTTTAATAAAAATGACAGTGATTTAAAATATTCTATTGCTGGTAAAGAAGCATTGAAAAATATAAAAGACCAACAAGTAAGTAAAGAAGCATATAATAGTTATAATAAAGCAAAGCAAATGGCAAAAAATAAAGAAAGTAATGAAAAAATATTTAAAGAGACAGGTTGGTATAAAGATAAAGTCACAGGAAAAATGAAATTCAATTTTTCTGATAAAAATATGAAAATAGTAGACAAAAACTATAAAGTTGGCCAAGAATTTAAGTTAAAGGATATTCTTGTTCATGACACTTTGTTTGAAATGTATCCTCAATTAAAAGACTATAAAGTAAAGATTGAAGATATGAACTCCAATAAATCTAAATCTAATAGTAAATTAAATGGAAGATATAATAGACTGACAAATGAATTGACTATAGATATTAATAGATTTAATAATATATCTAATGCAGAAGGAACATTAATTCATGAGATACAACATGCAATTCAGCAAATAGAAGGTTTTGCTGGGGGAACTTCTACAAAATTCGGAAAAGAAAAATATAAAAATAATCCTGGAGAGATTGAAGCTAGAGACACATCTGCTAGAATGATACAAGAAAAATACAAACAAAAAGATTTAATTAACAGTATGCCTAAATCAGCAAATGCTGATACAACTATACTTGAAAAAATGAAAATTGGGTTGTATAATTACCTAAGTAATATTAGTAATGAGGAGATATCTAATGAATTTAATGAAAGCAATAAAAAGAAAAATTCATCAAATACTAGTGAAAATAACGGATTGGTATTGGGAGGAATAAAAGAAAATAATGTGGAATCTGAAAATAATTCAGGTTCTTTTTCTTTGCTCGAAAACAAACAGAAACAATTAAATATTATTCAAGAAAATAATAAGATGCAAGATGATTATCATACTGGAATAAGAAATATAGAAGATATTAAGACTTTTGAAGAAGCCATACATGATAACGAAAGTTTTGTTTATGGAGATTATTCTTTTGAAGATGCACAGAAAGATTTGGAGAGAGGTAAAGTAACAGTTTATTCGAGTAAGCCAATTACTCAAGGCGGATTTGTATCAACTTCAAAGAATATGGCACAAGATTATGCTGGGAATGGGAAAATATATTCTAAAGAAGTTAGTATAAATGATGTCGCATGGATAAATGGAGATGAAGGTCAGTATGCAAATATTAATCAAAAATATGCTGTACCAACGAAAAACTGGCAACAATTCGTGGAAAACAATTATCAACAGCAAGGAACAGGAAAAAACTTAAAAGAATATAAATTGGCAATAGAGAAAGTTCAAGAAAATAATAGAAAAGCTATTAACAATTCTTCAAATACAAAAAATTATGTGGAAAATAGTCTAAATATACCAACAAGAGAATATTTTGAAGACAAGAAAATGCAAGATTTATTAACTGATGAAGATTATAAGGTTCTTAACGATATATATGAAAAAGAAGGAAAAACAGATATATCGACGAAACAGGAAAAAGGTAATTATTTAGAAAAGTATGAAGGTGATACAGAATCTAACGATGACTTTTCAAACACGAAAAGATATATTGAAAACAATTTGAATGTACCAACAAAAGAATATTTTGAAAACAAGAAAAGTCAGGAACTGTTGACTGATGAAGATTATGCTATTCTTAATGACATATATGAAAAAGAAGGAAGAACAGAGATATTAACAAGTAAGAAAAAAGATAATATCTTAGGAAAATATGAAAATAATACAGCCTCTATTGATGACTTTTCAAATACAAAAAAATATATTGAAAACAACCTGAATGTACCAACAAAAGAATTTTTTGAAAACAAGATAAAACAAGATTTGTTAACTGATGAAGACTATGCCGTTCTTAATGACATATACGAAAAAGAAGGAGAAACTAAGATATTAACAGAAAAGAAAAAAGCCAATATCTTAGAAAAGTATGTAAATGATAAATACAAATTTAAAGACAGTTTTGATGAATTAGCACAGAAATTCATTAATAAAGGACACTATATAGATAAGCTATCTAAGGAAGCGAACAACCCGGAATTAAAGTATGCGTATGATAGAAATTTAAATTCATTTGCAGAAGGACAATATGAAGTTGGGGTTGCTCAAACAAACAATGAGGGAAAGAAAATAGGCAAATCTATTAATGAAATTTGGGAGCCAATAGAGAAACAAAATCTTACCAAGGAATTTAGCGAGTACTTATTACATAAGCATAATATTGATAGAAGTGAAAGAAACAAGTTTGTTTTTGGCTCTGAAATTGGACCGGCCGAGTCGACAGCAATAGCAATGGAATTAGAACAAAGATATCCTAAGTTTAAGGAGTATGCAAAAGATATTAAAAAATTCAATCATAACAATTTGCAATGCTTAGTTGATGCAGGGCTATTAAGTAATGATATGGTTAAATATCTCGAATCAATGTATCCAAACTATGTAACTATTTCTAGAGACTTGCAAGACAGCACATATGCAGGAGATAAAAATAAAACTGGTGTAAATGCTCCAATAAAAAATGCAACTGGAGGCAATGCAGATATACAACCTTTGAAAGAGACTATGGCACAACAGGCAATAAAAATAAAAAGATTAATAAATCAAAACATGCTAGGACAAGAACTTGCAAAAACATTGAAAAATTCGCATGTGGAGCAAGAAGGCTCAATTCAATTATCTCCAACAATGTTATTTGGATTAGATACATTGATTGATACAGATACAAAGGGTAATAAGTATTATACTTATTTTGAAAATGGCGAATTGCAAAAGCTAAAAATAGATGACAATTTATACGAAAGTTTAAAGCCGACAGAAAGAAGCAGGTTGGAAGAAACATTGCCAGTAAAGGCATTGCAAAAAGTAACAAGTTTGCATAGAAGTGTTTTAACTTCGAGTAACCCAATCTTTATAGTTACAAACTTTTTTAAAGATTTTCAAGATGGAATGTTTAATTCAAAATACAGTAGCAAATTTGTAAAGAATTATGGGAAAGCTCTAAATGAGATTATGACAAAAGGCGAATATTATGAAACATATATGGCAAATGGAGGAATGACAAATACTTATTTTGACTATAATGAGGGTATAAAGAAACAACCAAATAAATTTGTAGAAAAAATAAGAAATGCAAATGAAATTGTAGAACAACTTCCAAGAATGTCTGAATTTATTTCTACACTAGAAGATGGAAAAAGCTTAAATGAGGCTTTGTATAATGCTGCGGAAATAACTACTAATTTTAAACGTGGAGGAGATATAACAAAAGCCATAAATAGAAATGGCGTTAACTTTTTAAATGCATCTATACAAGGACTGGATAAACAATTTAGAAATTTTTCGGAACAAAAAGGAGCAAAAGGATATGTAAATCTATTAGTTAAAGCAACACTTATGGGCGTTGTACCATCGATTTTAAATCATATATTGTTAGATGATGATAAGGACTATGAAAAATTACCCGAAAGTACAAAAGATTTATATTACTTGTTTAAAACTGGAGAAGGGAAGTTTATAAGAATACCTAAAGGAAGAGTGCTAAGTGTATTCGGAGCTGCAGCAAGGAGAACATTAGAATCTATAGAAGGTAATGAAGATGCATGGAAAGGATTTAAGGATACTGTAATAAACCAGGTAGCACCAAACAATCCATTAGAAGATAATATATTAGCACCTATAATGCAAGTTAAAAATAATAAAACATGGTATGGAAGTGATCTAGTATCAAGTAGACTGCAAAAAGAATTGCCTAAAAACCAATATGATGAAACTACAGATGAATTTAGTAAATGGCTTGGTAGTAAAATTAATGCTAGTCCAAAGAAAATAAACTATCTAATAGACCAGTACTCAGGTGGTGTAGGAGACGTTCTTCTACCTATGATTACACCACAAGCAAAACAGAATGTATTTAAAGATAAATTTACAACTGATAGTGTCTTGAAAAATAAATATGTAAGTAAATTTTATGAAACTTTGGAGAAGCAAAATCAAATTGCAAATGATCCATTGGCAACAGATGAAGATGAAATCCAGCTTAAGTATTTAAATAATACCTCAAAAGAAATGGGAAAATTGTATAAAGAAAAGCGTAATGTACAAATGAGCAATATTTCAAATAAGGAAAAGACTGCTAAAGTTAGAGAGATTCAAGAAAAGATTAATGAACTAGCAGAAAGTAGTTTGCAAAATTATACAAATTTCACAAAAACTCAAAATTCGGCTAAAATTGGAGACCAAGAGTATTATAAGAATGGTAGTGGAGAATGGACTTCAATGAATGAAGAGACTAAACAAAAGAATAGCAATATATCAACGGAGACTTATTCTGACTACAAACAGAAAGTGTACCAGGAAACTCAAAAACAAAGAGCTAATGGAAATCTTAATAAAAATCAGAGTTTAAAGCAAAAAGATAAAATACAAATATTATTAAATTCAAAATATAGTGATAAAGAAAAGAAAGCTCTATATTCAACGTATATTAAGAATGAACAAGACACAGAATATGAAATAATGAATTATGCAAATACAGATATTGATGAGTATTTAAAATACAAACAACAAGGATTTGATAGTGACTATGTAGATAATGGAACTGTAAATGGTAAGGCAATAAGTGGTAGTAAACAAAGAAAAGTATATGAATATATTAACTCGGCTAAAATGACTTATGAGCAGAAATTGTTACTTCTAGGAATGCAGTACAAATTAACATCTGGAGAAAGAAGTACGTTAGCAAAATATGTTGATACTTTAAATATAACATCTGATGAAAAATTAAAAGCATATAAGAAGATAAAAGGCTTTACAGTCTACAAAAATGGAAAAGTAAGCTGGTAGGAGGAAATATGGCAAGTAAACAAGATGCGAACGGAGTAAGAAATGCTCAAGATTTAGAAAAAAAGTATGATTTTGCAGGCTTATTAGGACTAAAGAAAAATGTAGAGTATGCTCAAAAATCTATATTGCAAATTAATAATGAAATAAATAATATATTACATTCTTTAATCTTAAATTTAAAAGATGTATTAGATAGCCAGAGTGAAGTATCACTCTGGTTTTATGATAATATACCAACATTACAAAATGAGCCATATATAAATTGGAGTTTACCAGCGGAACACTATGGAGATATATATTATGATAGGAAAACAGGATATGTATATCAATATTCAGAAAGTGGTTGGAAAAGAAATAAGGATACATCTTTGGTACAAGCAATGGCACTAACAAATTCAGAACTCGTAACCAATGAACATGAAAGAAAAGTTTTTTTCGACGTTCCAGTAACTCCATATTCAAGTGGAGATTGGTGGATAAAAGAAGAAGGAATATTATATATATGTCAATTAGGTAAAACAGCTGAATTAACTTATGATGAAGCGGATTTTGTACCGTCTAACCAATATTCTACTACTGTTGCACTGCAACAAGGAGAGAAGCTTACGGTATTACAAGGGACAGTTCAGCAAATAACCAAAGACTATGTAAAGTTTACAGACTTAGCAACTGGTGGAAGTACAACGATAGCTGGAGAAAACATAAAAACTGGAGTTATAACTTCTGTAAACTATGTAAGTAATTCTAAAGGAACAAAAATAAATCTTAATAATGGTACTATAGATACCAAGAATTTCAAGTTAGACGAATATGGAAATGTGTCACTCTTAAATGGTTCAAAAATAATCACAGATGATGGACTTATGACAAACCTACAGTATTTAGGGAGTAATATGGGATACCAGGGATTAATGCCATTAGGGCTAAATGTAGATTTGGCAAATGATAAATTTACAAAGTCTGATATTATTATATACGCAGATATTCCAGATAACTTCAAAGTGTCAAAAGCATATATAACTATAATACATCAACCGGCACTTTGGAATAATTCAAATTGGGGTTTTACGAGAGGCATAGGAATATATAAAGCAGTTTTAGATGGAAAATTTGAAGGATATTGGGAAAGTGATTTTCAAAATACTATTGAAGATACATTAACACAGCTTACAAAGATATTTAATGGAAGCAACGATTGGACGCCTTCAACACCATCTGCCTCAAGAAGTATTATTCAGACTAATATTACATCTGATATTAGCTCTAATATTTCAAAAGGACTAAACAAATTTATAATACAAACAACAAGAAAGGTTCCAACGTATGGAAGTGATTTTAACACAAATCAAAAGACAGCGATGCAGAATACAGGTAGAGTAATGGCAATCTTAAACATATATGGTTTTATGAAAAATTAGGAGGTACATAAAATAATGATAGAAATTGAAGATAAGACTATAAAATTATCAAGAGGTGATGCAGCTACAATAAAACTAACAATTCCTAACTATGAATTTAAGATTGGAGACAAAATTAAATTTAGAGTATTTGAAAAAAAGGACTACAATAACATTTTGATGGATAAAGAAGTTGTAGTTGATAAGGCAACGAATGAAGTTGATATTTGTATTTTAGAAAAAGATTCAACAATAGGAGAAACCATTAATAAACCTCAGACATATTGGTACGAAATATCATTAAACGAAAATCAAACAATAATAGGATATGATGAAAATGGACCGGCAGAACTTATATTATATCCAGCTCAAATAGGAAAGGAAGGTGTGTAATATGCCTATAAATGCAGTAAACTTAACTGGAAATGTCTATCCAGCAGGTCCAAAGGGAGATACTGGACCTGCAAATACATTAGAAATTGGCACAGTAGAAAAAGGTGAAAATGCATCTGCTTCAATAACTGGAGAAGCTCCGAATCAAACTTTAAATTTGATCTTACCTAAGGGCGATAAAGGAGAAAAAGGTGATACTGGTGAGACTAACTCATTATCAATTGGAACAATAGAAAAAGGAACTGTCCCATCAGCAACGATAACAGGACAAGCACCTAACCAGATACTGAATTTAGTATTGCCAAAGGGAGACACTGGGGAAAAAGGCGAAGTTGGACCAAGAGGAGAGCAAGGAATACAAGGTAATCCTGGTCCTATAAATTCAATAAAAATCGGAAGAGTGGAAAAAGGAGAAGAAGCTTCTGTAACAATAGTTGGTGAATCACCAAATCAGATATTAAATTTTGTCTTACCAATAGGACCAAAAGGAAATACGGGTGAAAAAGGAGACCAAGGACCTAAAGGGGAACAAGGAATACAAGGAGAAACAGGAGCGACTACTTCGCTATCTATTGGACGAGTATCTAGCGGTAAAGAAGCATCTGCTACTATTATAGGAGAAGCACCAGACCAAATATTAAATTTAGTGCTACCAAAAGGTGATAAAGGAGAGAAGGGAAATGTAGGACCACAGGGAGAACAAGGTATACAAGGGAAACCTGGTCCGGCAAACTCTTTGACTATAGGAACTGTAGAGAAAGGAGCTGTTCCATCAGCAACAATAACTGGAGAAGCACCAAACCAAGTACTTAATTTAGTATTGCCAACAGGTGAAACAGCGGAAATAGAGGCAATAAAGCAAGAACAAACAACACAGAGTGAAAATATAGAGAAAAATGCAGAGGGTATAGCACAGAATAAAAAAGATGTTGATGAAGAGTTGACTAAAATAAAAAAAGAAAATAGTTTGCTGAAGTCACAAATACCAACTGGAACAGCAAGTGGTAATAACATACATCTTGAAGATAGCTCAAATATGGATTTTGAGTGGAAGTTAAGAGGTTGGAGTAGGCAGGAAACTAGAAGTGGAAAGAATTTATTTGATAATACAGTAGAACCACAATTTATAAGCAATGCAAAAAAAGAGATAATAAATACAGGAGAAAGAATAATATTAACAGCTAAAACATTTTCTTATGCAATTTTTAAAGTTGAAAAGAATATTAGAGAATATGCTGGAAAAACAGTTAGGCTAAAGATGGATTTTTCAAAGTCGAATGCTAACCTTAATCCGAAATATGGAGTACTATTAGGTAGTAGTGACTATTCAAACAGAGAAGTAAAAGGGGAATCTACAGTAAGTGGTTATACAATAACTTTTAATTTACCATCAGAACTGGAAAACGAGAAAGAGTACTTATTTGTTCGACTTTATGCAACACAAAACAATGAAGGAAATATAGAGAATTATGTTGATTATACAAAAATAATTCTAACAATTGATAATGAAAATATGTCTTATGAAGCATTCGGTGTTTCTCCAAGTCCAGAATATCCAAGCAAAATTGAGAATGTAGGAGATAATATAAACTTATTTAATAAAAATGATACAAATTGTATATTTGATACTGCAATTTCAAATAATACTCTAGGAATAAAGGCAAGCGGCACTTATAAAACTGTGTATGTTCCTTGTAAAGCTAATACAATTTATTCTATTTCAAAAAAATATGATGAAATAAAAAATAGGTTAATTGTTGCATGTTCTAACGACATGCCAAATTATTCAAAAAAGGTAGAAAATTTAGGTGGCAGTGAAATGGCAACTAACTTAACAGTCACGACAAGTAATACGGCTAAATATTTATTGGCATATGTTTGGGTATCTGGAGGAAGTACTACATATCAAGAAATGCTTGATAGTATAAAAATAGAAGAAGGTATAAAAGCGACAAATTATTCTGATTACAATTGTGGAAGCGTCGGAGTAACAATAAGTAACAAGAATTTGTATAAAATAGAAAAAGTTATAAATGATACTAATTACTCAAAAATTATATATAAAGATGAAAATGGAAACGTAAGTTTTACAACAGGCGGAATACCTTTAATTATTGCACCAACAAAAACTAAAGAAAAAACTGAATATACATATATTTTAAAATGTAAATCAAATGTTACTACGGAGAATAACATAAATTTTACGGCAATTTATGAAGATGGAACAAGCGAATTGCTATCTGCAAACAAAAAGAAAGATACAAATGAATTTATAGTAAAATTCAAAACTGATAAAGAAAAAACTTTAGCATATGTGACCCAGCAATATACTAATAGTTCAAGAACTACAATAATAACAGAAGGCACAATGATACTAGAAGGAGATTATTTAAACTTAGAGGAATTGTATGAAATTCATCAAGAACAAGAAATATTATTCCCACTTGCAGAAGGACAAAAACTTTACGAAGGTAGTTATTTAGCTAAAGATGGGATACATAATAAGAGAATATCGATTAATGGCAATGAATATAAAAATACAGCGGGCATGAATAGAGCATATTCAACGGAGAATTATAATTGTTTTGATATTTATACAGGACTAAAATTTGTAAAAAGTGAAAACCAATATAAAACTATTGGAGCCTTATGTAATCAATTTAAAGAAAAGAATTGGGCAAGCTTTTGGCAGCAAAAAGTAAATGAAGAAGGCTTTTGTATAAATCAAGATAATCGTTCAATAATTTATATAAAAATAAGTAAAGAAATTTGCCCTGATATAGATACTTTTAAAAAATATATAGATGAGAACAATCTACTTTTTGAGATTCCATTAGAGCAAGAGGAAATAATTCCATATACTCCAGAGCAACAAGCTGTAATAGATAAAATACTATATACATATAAGAATGTCACAAACATTAGTGTAGACAACAAATTAACAACGCTAGACATAACATACAAAAAGGACATTGAAACAATGTTTAATAATCAAGCAAAAGAATATAACGAAAGATTAAGCAATATAGAGAACTTGCTAAATACAACAGAGACAAGTGCTTTATTGTTAGATAATCTAGAAAATGATTTGAAAGAAGAGGTGTAATTAATATGAGAATATCAGAATTATTATTAAAATTAATTGAAAAGAAATATTATGCAGAGAAAGAGCAAATTGAGAACAAGCTAAATATATTTTATGCAATGAATAAGATTAGTGATGAAGAATATAGCTCATTAGTACTAAAAGCAGAAGAAGTTTATGCAGAAGCAACAGAGAATACAGAAAAAACTGACAACATAATAGAGGAGACAACAGCAAACACAGAAGAAAAAGCGGAGGAATAAAAGATGGTCCAGATAATAATTGCAGTGATAACTGCTGGCGCCACTATTATTAATACAATAATAAGTAAAAACACTAGCAAAAAAGTTGAAACCATAGAAGAATTAAAAAGAGATATAAAAAAAGACTTGGATTCTGTTAAATATGAAAATGATAAAACATATTTAACAGATTTTTTATCAGAATTGGAGGCTGGAATACAAAAGTCTCCAATTCAAATTAAAAGAGCTTATGAGATATATGAAGAGTACACGAAACTTCATGGAAATTCATATGTACATAACAAGTGGGAAGAATTAGTAAAGAAAGGAGTGTTATAAATGGATATATCAGTATTAACACAATATTTTAGTATAGTAGTTGTAGGAATATGTTTATGTGTTGGCTACGTTATAAAAAATAGCCTTGATTTTATACCAAACAAATACATACCACTAATAATGCTAATATTAGGTTTAGTAATTAATGTATTAATGAATTTAAATGGTATAAACGCAGAAGTAATACTAACTGGAATGTTTAGTGGACTAGCTTCTACAGGTCTATACGAAATGTTTAAGAATCTAATTAATAAGGAGGATAAATAGTTATGGAAATAATTGAGACAAATTTAGAATTTAAAAATATGACTACAAGAAAATCAACAGAAAGAATAATTCTACATCATGCAGACGCAAAGAACTGTTCTGCCGAGGACATTCATAGATGGCATTTAAGCAACGGCTGGAGTGGAGCTGGATATCACTTTTTAGTTAGAAAAGATGGAAAAGTATATAGACTTCGTCCAGAAGATAAAGTGGGAGCACATGCATATGGCTCAAATTATAATTCTATTGGAATATGCTTTGAAGGAAATTATATGGAAGAAGATATGCCAGAAGCTCAAAAAGAAGCAGGAAAAGAATTAGTTGCATATTTAAAGAATAAGTACAATATAACAACAGTACAGGCTCATAGAGATGTATGTGCAACCTCATGCCCAGGAGACAAATTTCCATTCGACGAGATTGTAAATTCTGAGACAAACAATAAAGTTATACCTCAACCACAAGAAAACGTTCCAAAAGGCAACGTTGCAGAAATACAATCTGCTCTAAATGATAGATACGGACTAAATATTGCTGTAGATAATATCTATGGAAACGAAACAAGAAAAGCACTTGTAAAAGGGCTACAAACAGAATTAAATAAACAATATCATAGAGGGTTAGCTGTCGATGGAATATTTGGAACTAACACCTACAATGCTTGTATAAATGTTCGAATAGGAGCAGAAGGAAATATCACATATTTAATTCAAGCAATGTTAGTATGTCATTCATTCGACATAGATGCAGATGGAATATTCGGAAATGCAACAGAAAATGCAGTAAGAGAATTTCAAAAAAGAAATGGATTATCACAAGATGGAATAGTAGGAAAAAATACATTCAATAAATTGTTCAAATAAATTCGGTAGGAGCAATCCTACCTCTTTTTTTATGCCAATTTCGCTATAGCGAAAGGATGCGTTAAATCTTAGACAACAAACTATATCCTAAAATAATTAAAATGCCTTAAA